CTGCATTTGTACTTAGGTCGGAGGAGATTCCGTTCTGTCTTACGACAAAGTGGAGTCTCCTTCAACCAGTTTAAGTACTTAGTATTGTCCTTGCGGACAATACATGTGGTGACTACATCAGTCGTTGATTAACAAATCAAAGACACGATGGAGGCAACCGCACTCCCTGACCTCGAGTTTGAACCCGAGGATTTCTCGTTTCTATTCAACAGTTGTTATGTGTTGATTAATCAACGCTTGATAGCATCGAGTCTAGAAACTTGAATATTACCGGCTTGCGCCGGCACCCATCGCCAGGCGATTCTAGAAAAGAATCGTCTAACAGACCTGTTAGAATGCCCCTTACACCGCTCAATTAACGGTGTTAGGAAGAATTTTAACAGAAGGGCGTTCCCGTCAATTCTGTCTTTCTTCATTTGAGAGACAAGAACTGGGGCTCGAACTTCGAGTCGTTGAAGATCTGTATTCCATCGCTGGACATCAGATGCATCAACCCGAGAATGCCAACCTAGGGCACCCGAGCTCCGAGACAACAGCGGAAGATTACTCCTAAGAGAATCTTCAACTATTCCTCGAAGTTCGTTTGAGAGACCGTAGAGACCCATCAACCATGCTTGGTTGGAGGCCGCTACGAATCCCGCAAGAGCACTAGGGTCTTTGGCGAATGCTGGATCGTCCTTAATGTAAATAGGAGTTACATCGTAACCCCGAAATGCATCAAGGCCACAACTTTCCCTGAAGTTTCCCTCAAGGAAAGATTTCTTTCGGTTGACTTTAAGACCAAAAGATTCGATCCAGTCAGCAACCTGGTGCGCATAGTTAGAGGGTACGATAATATCATCACCGTACACCCTAACCTGCCTAGCGGTTCGCCTAACATCCCAGAGCGAAGGTCTAGATCGACCTTGGCAGTAAAGAATAGCACAAATCGCTAACAAGGCGAATGTGATACTCTGAACTGGAAATGTTAAGGCGTTACCCATACCAGCGAACTTCGCCAAACGTTCATCTGAGTTTGTAAGCTCATTATGAACGTGTGAAGATCTACAATCGACCATGAGGCGATAGAAAGCTTCATGTTTCTCGAATGCCAAATGAACCAAAGAAAGGCTCATTAGGTCACTCGCAGAAGATAAGTCGAGTGTAGCCCATTCACCGGTACGAGAGCCGATCAAAGCTAATTCTTGATTATAGCTTTGATCAGTCAAAGCAAGAGACCGCTTTAACACAGAGCATCGGGTAATTGCTACCCTTAGATCTGTGTTGAGCCCTTGTTGAATAAACATATTCAACGCGGGCTCGACGGTGATCGTTCGTCTCGATATCGAGTTCTTCGGTACCGAAACGAGTCTCGCTAAGCCGCTACAAGACGGTTTATCAGGAGAGCCTGTAACTTCAGAAAGTCCAGACAAAGTATTGATGGAAAAACCATCAATACCGATCTGAACCTTTGAGACTTCTTCGCCTCTATCAGACGCGAGGAACGAATCAAAGCCGAAGGTACAGATGTCAAGGGATTCATCAAGAATGCCCTGACAGGCGAGCAGCCACTTCTGGTTGCTAGCAACTCCCTCATAAACGGCACCCGGACCATGTCGGGGACGTATCTTATCTGGTTCGTAAGAACCAAGTGAAGATAAGACAAATCCTCCGACACGTGAGAGCAGATCGACGCGTATAGAATCGAACTTCGATTCTGATATTCGGCGTTCTGCATCCCAGAAAGCTCCAACTGCTTTGATGTGCAGGGTTTTGTCCCTGGCATCACCGAGTCGGAGCTTCTTAAAGAGCTTAAGGGCCTCACGTAGGCACTTAATAACCCCGATAGGGGGACACTCTTTAAGATTTCCGGATTTTTCATCAAACACTTTGCACAGCAAACCCGAAAACAATTTCGGGAGAGCTCCTTCGCCACAACGTGAAAAGTGGCTTGGGCAGGCAAATCCGCCATACGCGAGCCCGTAGTCAACGGAATCGCATAGAGCGGCAAGGGCGACGGATAAAAAGCCGTTTCCCTCGTGTTTGAAGCGTGCCTTGATCGTGAGAATATCACGGTCGAGTCCTTTCACATCAGGTTCCAGTCTTTTGACGTCTGTCAAAAGACTGATTAGGAGTCCCAAAATGGGCGGACTTTTCATGCTACCTCCTTGAGGTTAAGCATTCCGAGTCGCGCTCATATGATCCTCAGAGCAGCGATAATCACTTATTGTGTTTATCGCCTAAAACGCCGATGTCAGTAATCAGACTAAGTGTACCAGGAAGGTCTTCATCAGGGTGATAAACCCCTGGAAGAGTCGACCCAGGCTTAGTTTTGATCTGATTATCTAATATCAACGCTGCTCTGATCAATGACCTCAGTAGAAGTCTCAAAATCGAAAGAAGTAACGATTTTAGGACTTCATCATAGAGGGATTGCATTGGTTCTCCTTACGGAGCGCCATAGCACCCCGAATGTGAAGGATCTCAAGCCCGATCAATAAGAGAGAACGTCTACTCTCAAGATTGGAAGTTGAGAAACTTCGCTGAAGTCACGTCCGTGTCAGCCAAAGTATCCGTCAATGCCTTCACAAGAGCCACCATATCGGCGGAAGTGAAGCCAAAAGGCGGAACCGAAACAGACAATGACACCCCAGCAGTTTGCTGAGATGTCAGTCCAGTGTAAGGGGAAACAGCGTCTTTCGTCAACTTTATTTGCATATAGTGACGATCGCCCGCCTTCCCCGAACTATGGTTGAAGGTCAGATAATACTTATCTGTGCCATCATGTTTGCGTTCGGTGCCATAACCATCGCTTCGAATAACGTAAAAATTCAAAGCGGGGGTTGGGGCTGCGGCTGCTACGGTAATCGGATCAATAAGCACAACTGCTCCTTACTAGGTAAATTAGCATAGCACCATGCCATGCTAACTATGGATGAACTTCGTTAGAAGAGCACCCAAGATCGCTAATTGGCCGGACGTCAGAGTTGACGTTCGACTAAAGGTCTTCACATTTTGGAGAGTACTGATATCGATTCTCTTCTGATATCGGTAGCTATAGGCCGACGAAAAACACCACGGTAGAATAGTAGATCTACTCGTGAATGTAAACGGCGGCTGATAGATACGTGTCTCTCCAATTGAGGTCTCAACATCTAGGCTAGCGGTTGCATTACCTCTAGAAGTATAGGTAAGGAAACCATAGTTGAAGGTGCTATTGTCAAAGGTAAGAGTGTCCATAAGTTGGACATAATCACCGATGCCAGAGAACCAATCAACTAACCAAGTCCAGGGGACAAGATTATAGATGTCACCTGGAGTTAGGCTAGACCCCCAAGCCGCGTCAAGAAGTTCATGACGAAGCTTAGGCACCTCGATGGTCGGAAAATGCGTTGTTAGGTTTAGAGCACATCTAAGGCTCCATTCCCTTCGGGTTACTACTCCGAAGCTTTTCAACGATTCTCCGGACACCAAGTTGTAGAAGAAACCTGGAGTGCTGTCCATACTACTAATCCCCTTCATAGAGGATTTGTAGTTTGTGGCTAGTCCCCTTCGCTCGATCAGGTAGTTAACATGATCGGCGATCTTCTGAGGGAGCAGCAACATTTGCTTAACGGCCGAAACTGTAGAATCCCAACCAAACTTATAGTTTAAGTATTGGTTACCAGCGCCCTTGAAATCAAGGACGGTGGATGGAGTCCGCAGCAACTCAACGGTATTCCTCAACATCATAGGAAGATCTTTGAGTTCGGCGATGTTGTATGCAAGCTGAAATTTCTTGACTTCTGGTAAACACATGTTTATCAGTTTCAAGCCATTTGCTGCCATTTTATTGGCAGCAGATGCCACTTCAGATGCATACACAGCGTCAGAGTCGGCTTTAGGCAACCACAAACCTGGCCCCACACTCACGTTTCTTAGCACATTGTCAGAATTTGATACCTGGGTATAACGTGCCCCGGTACCTCCGACAACTGCTTCAGAAACATTAATCCCCCGAGAATAAGTAAATCTCGAAGGACTATCGATTTTAGGAACGAAGAGTTCAAATTCTCCGAACTTAGAATCGAGAGGTCTGGTACGAATAGTCGTATCAGAACGCTTTCCCGGAATCATAGGTTGAGTTTGGAAATTCAACGTATTATCCGAGAAGGTTGTTGTCGTGCACTCAACAGGGGTGCGATCAAATTGATCGTTAACCGTTGTTAAGTCAGGTCCATTAGAGCACTGTGTGTTCCGTTGAGTACTTCTCGTACTCCTCGGTTCAGACGATATGCACTGAAGGACCGTAACACGATTCACTGGGGTGATCTTCGCCGTTGGAAATTGGACTTTCGAATATGGGTTTAAGGCAAGTGCCAAAGAGCCCATAAAACTAGGTCCAAAAACCATATAGGCGAATTTCTCAATGCCAGGTTTAGCACTAGCAGCAAATTCATACGCACGTGCCTGGTAAACTTTACCAGGATCGGGCGCAAAACCAAGAGAAAGGGAAGTAATTGAACTAACCTTCTTCTTAGTAAGCGCCCCTTTACCCAAAAACCACTCCACCTTTGGGGTCACAATGACATTATGAGGTGTAAAAGTTCGCTTTTTCCGGCCAGATTTGGTCCGGTAAAACGGCTTTTTCACCCGTTTTGTCACTGTAACCGTCTTAGGAGAAAATGGCTTGCGGGTCACGGTAGTATGAAACCTCCTGATGTGAAAAGGATGGATAGCAGTAGCGATACTGCTATTGGGACCCCACGTCGG